GCTTAATAGCTATTGCAAACTTTATGTGGATGTAGATCAGTGGTAAATTAACCCAGTATATAGAGACTTTACGAAGTCTGGTGGGCTTGCACTGGCAAGTCGTTGAGGGACAGCATCCGCGAAGGATGTACGAACTCCTATATGCTTTAGTTAATGAAGCTTTATTTATGACACTGGAAGTACTGTGTTTTTCCAGACACAGGAGTACCGTTTTCTTTTTATGGAATGATTGGTCAATGACTAAAAAGCCATCGTATGGAGTGATGGATACCTCTTAGTAGGTAAGCGTAAAGGCGGTTTCTCTTTTGACCCCGCTACCCGCAATATAGGAAAGAATTTTATTTTGATTCATTAGATTGATTTTTAATCTGTAGTATTTTACTTTGTAAATTTGGATTGAACCTACTACGCTTTCGTTATCAAGCGAAAGAATCTTTTGTATGATATTTATTAGGACAACTTATTGAGCCATGGTAAACAACCATACACAGAGCTATACTCTAAAGAGAGAGTATATACTAATCATAGTTTAAACGCACTAAGATTTAATCGGTGTAATCAACACCAAGAGATGTGCATATCTTAAATGTACACCAGAAGTTTTCACACTTCGCCAAATTGGCAAAAGTGACGTGTCGAAACCTATACGTAAACTAGGAAATTATTCCATAGTGAGACGACTCTCACAATGGATGAGACAACATAATTGTTGATCTTCTGTGTAATTCAGGAGACTGGGCGCTTGATTATTTCAAGTATTTCTTATCAGTTACAGAACTTAGATCCTACCCCGGCGTGTAAAGCGCTTTGGATCTTCCGACCTATTAGCAAGGGAGGAGTGTGATGTACGGCATGGAGCAGTAATACACTATTTATTTAGTGGTTAGACGTAACTGTGAAATGTCTTGTTATATGAAAAGCCAGCCTTTTATGATTCTATCGTCTTAGCCCACGTGCTTTGTACGGACGATTTACATATCAGGTCCCAGGACTACCGACCATTCTCAAAGGCTTGAGAGAATGACTGACTAGTCAAAGTTTAGTGTCCCGTAATGGGGCATAGTACAAGATCTGGCGCTTTTTGGCTTAATAGGCCGCTAAGCATCAAACAGCAATGAAGTTAGTATCAGGGGAAACAACGCAGAACTCACCAATTTGGTTAATACCGAATACGATATTTCATACAAATCCTTGTGTCAAAGCAAGTACAATAAGCGCAAAAATGCGCGTAAGATTGAGAAGTCTAAAGGACTTAGGAAGATTGGAAAGGAGGAAAAGCAGAAATTGGAGAAGGTCATTCGTGATGTAGATTCACAGAGCGGAATGATAACTGATGGTCTAATTAGCTCTATTAGAACTATTTTAGATCAATGGGAACTGCCCGATAACATTACAGCTATTGTTTTGAAGTCAATTATGTATTACAAAGCCATTCAAGCTGCGGACTCATGGGAGTCGTATGCTTATGCAACAGGACAATATCTTCTAGGTTTATGCCCGGATGATAAGTTTGACGTTATCGGTGAAGTAATATTTGGAGATAGTACAGTTGATATTGCCAATTTGGCATTGACTGTGCAACCACAGTCTCAAGCCGGATTTTTGGAGTCTTTGGAAGGACTCAGAAATCTTAGGTTATTACGTGATAATGAGTTATCACGTAGGATCATAGCAGTTATTACAACAGCTATGGCATGTGGTTTGGTGCGAGGGAAGAGAGACTTGTACCTGACAAACTTTAACCTTTCATTTGTTTTGGAGCAATTCACACGTGATAGAAGTACAATTTTTGACTTCTTTGAAGCGATTGTGAATATCTTGACATTCCTAGTCGAGAAAGGACATACTTGTTTTCAACAACGATCCTTTGCCCCATTGTTCATGAGTGATGAGAAATGCGCCGCTTATGAGAAAGACTTAGCAGAACTCCTAGGTAACTGGGAGGCTGTGAAAGCAGGAAATTACAAGGATACCCCTTTTGTTAGCGTACCGCATTTTGCAAACGCATTGGATACCTTATTTATGGCTACGACTAGCTTGGTAGAACAGTCCACTGATGATTTCTCTCGCAGATTTCATGCAAAGACACTCGAAAAGTTAACTCAAATCCAAGCTCAATTCAAATCTCAAGAGAGATCTGGTGGATTGAGAGAGGCACCATTCGCATTTTGCGTTTACGGAAAATCTTCGATTGGAAAGTCTTCCATTATGTCTACTGTAACAGACTATTGTTTGAAGGCGACCGCTTACATTAAGAATCCAGACAACAAGAAGTTCAAAGTCGATCCTCGCATGATTTGTTCGCAAAATGCAAACGATAAATTTGATTCCGATTACAAATCGTACTCCTTAGCAGTACTTTTTGATGATTTGGCAAATGAGAAGTGTGAGGTATCAAGACAGAGTCCTTTGGATGCCGTGATTCGATATGTGAATAACATTAAAAGCACAGCTTTAAAAGCTGATGTCCATGAGAAAGGAGTTATTCAGAAGGAACCTTGGTTGGTAGGTGCGTCTACTAACATTAAAAATCTTCAGGCGGATCAATATTCCATTGAACCGATCTCAGTTCTTCGCCGCTTTAACGTACATATAGAGCCGCACGTAGCTCCGGACTACCAGAAGGAAGATGGAATTTTTCTAGATGGTGGTAAGCTCGCGCGAGAAGATGCTATAATCCCAAATGCCTGGCGCTTCAATGTATATCATTATGAATACAATGATGTCGTTCAGAAACAGACGAACTCTCAGGAAACATTAGGTTACATGAATGTTCCATTTAGGTTTAAGCTTCCAGACGGGAGTGAGAAGTGTTCAGAGGGATTAGATATGGAGGAATTACAAATTCTCCTGTACCAACAGCTTAAGTCGCATTTTAAGGCGCAGTCTAGTGTGGTCGAATCCAATACTAAAATTGGTCAAAATGAATTGTGTGAGCATCGAGTGCATTCAGCAATTTGTTCTATTTGTAACCCAGGTATTAAGAAACCTGCGGTAATGTGTCAACCTTGCACAGATCCGGAAATTCCAGAAGAAGAGAGACGTCGTGCACGTCTGCAGGCTGAGGATGCTGATCGTAATGCAGCTCTTATGCGTGAAGAGGACATAGCTATGGGACGTTTAGACCCTAGGCATGTTGCCGACGCTGATTCTCATGCTGGCTTCTTCAGCAATCCATATACAGGAATTAGACGTTGGCTCTACAATTATGTACGAGCCTGCTTCTTCCAGTTTATCGCTGGCTTCTTATATGGTTTGGTCTATCGTTGGATCCACGCAGATAACATGCGTTATTGGCGTGCCAGAATGTTATATGATGACATTATGGATCCAGTTCGTTACTATACGAGTGCAGTCAAATTCTATGCTCAGAACTGGTGTGACAACGTTACGGATGCGATCAACGAGGTGGATAACCTCAGATTCATTCCGTGGGAGTTAACGGATTTGGTTCCGGACTCCTGGGTAGAAACATCCCGCTTCGCTTGGATTTATATGTTCAAGCATGATGAGGAATATTATCCTCAACTAGCTGCTTTTGTAACCGGCTTATGGTGTATATTGGTTGGCGTGACTAAATTTGTCACTGGCCAGAACTATACGGCTCGGTATGGATTCGCTCTCTTGGGTTATGTTTACATTGCCCTATTGCTCCGGAAGAAATTTCTTATGAAGCGAATGATGGAAGAACGAGGTATTAAGCGGCAGATTGCGGCACGCACTATGCGTAAAGCAGTTGGAACCTCAATTCAGGTTATGCTTACAGTAGGAGGCGTTTATGTCTCCTACAAGATTTTTAAAAGCATTTTGGTGACGGTCCGAGAATTCGGAAGATTGTCACACGGAGGAGCAATCGATCTTGGACATGAAGAAGAAAATGTCTGGCTTCAAGCGAAGGCGCGCCCATTGCCTAAGCGTGATGAGATCACGGATACTATGAGTCCTGATCAGGTCGAAAACGTAGTTCGCAAGAATACTATCACTTGCCACTACGATAACAAAACATGGTCATCAGGATTTTTCCCGAGAAGCCAAATTTTGTTGGTGCCTGCTCATGAAGTGAGGGGCAAAGAAGAGATTTTCTTGAAACTTATTAAGGATCCAGAAAACGAACTCTCTTCCGGTAATAAGAGCTTCGAGATGACGCAAGGGCGCATTAAATATTTCGAAGGTAAGGATATAGCCGCAGTTTATCATGCAGGCTACCAGACCAAGCAAGACGTAACGCACTTGTTTCCCAAAGAGCTACCTCAAGATTCTTTCGATACCAAATGGGTTGGAAGAAATTCGCGAGGAGATATGCTTGAGGGACAGTGCAGGCGTGCTGGCATTGTCAAGACTGTGAATACGGACAAAACATCTTTCAATGACTCCAATGCAGTAGTCTACGATAAGGAGACTGCAGGAGGAGATTGTATGAAAGTTCATTTCACAGATGTCAATTGTGGAAGTTCAATAGTTGGATTCCATCTGGCCGGTAAGGGTCACACCGGTTTTTTATCATCTTTGACTCAAGAAGACCTTTTACAGGTCTATGCTGAATTTCATGCAAATCCAGCCACTCGATTGACGGCGAATATGGGTGATATGCCCTTTTCAAAGTATGGAATTGATTTTACACCTGAAAGTAAAGCAGCTCCCCAATCAACTATCAACTACTTGAAAGACGCAGAGATTGATTACCTCGGTAGATGCCCCAAGTTTGTAACCAGGCCTAAAAGCCAGGTGGTAGTAAGTCCAATTTCGGACAGTGTAGCATCACACTGTGGCGTCTCCAGACAGCATGGAAAACCTGCGAACTGTCGTAAAGGTGACGACAAAATTCCCAAGCAGGAACCGTTCAATAAATATCTTCAGGGCGTAGGGAAAGCTAACCAAGAATTTCCCGTTGAGATCGGAGAGATTGCAATCAAAGATTATCTTAATGATATGTTAGCCAATCCTGCATTTATGCGCGATTTGAAGAGGCGTAAAGTCCTCACCGAAAAGCAAACTATTGGCGGAATCGACAAGACTGATGGTGACGAAGGGTTATCTAAGTATGTCGACAGCATGAAAATGTCCACTGCGAAAGGATTCCCAGAATCCGGAACGAAGGAAGACATTATCATTCATCTTGATCCAGATGAATATCCAGATAGTGGTAGACCACGGACATTTGTTCCTGAAATTTGGGAAGAAGTTGAACGTATTAAGAAGATTTTGTTAGCTGGTGAACGTGCTTATTGTGTATGGAAAGCGTGTTTAAAGGATGAAGCTACAAAATTGATTAAAGACAAGGTGCGTGTATTTCAAAGTGCACCTATTGCGTTACAACTTATTATTCGCATGTACTTCTTGCCTATTGTTCGAGTCATCCAACTAAATCCGCTATTGTGTGAGTGTATGGTTGGAGCAAATGCTGAAGGCCCTGAGTGGGAGCAGCTAAATGACTTTATGACTTCGAAAGGTGATAATGTTTTGGCCGGTGATTATAGTAAGTATGATCAAAGGATGCCTGCACAACTTGTGACTGCAGCTTTCTCAATCTTAATATGGGTCGGAGAACATTTATGCGAATATCCGGAGGAGGATATCCAGTTGATGAAGGCACTAGTTGCTGAAATTGTGTATCCCTTGATGGCTTACAATGGCGATATGGTAATGTTGTTTGGATCAAACCCTTCTGGGCAAAATCTGACAGTCATTATCAATTCCATCGTTAATAGTTTGTTATTGAGGAGTTGTTATTATACACAATATTCAGATGAACCTGTTGGTTCCTTCACCGACTATTGTGCGTTTGGTACATATGGTGACGATGTGAAGGGAACTGTCTCTGTGGAGAGACCCCTTTTCAACCATATTTCATTTGCTCAATTCTTAGCCATTTTCGATATGAAGTTTACAATGCCAGATAAAGAGTCTGTCGCAACCAAGTATATGGATGCTGATATAGCAGATTTTCTTAAGCGTAGTAATTTCTATCATCCTGATTTGAAAGCGTATGTTGGTGTGTTATCTGAGGATTCTATCTTTAAGCGATTACATGCCCACTTACTTTCGAAGGAATTGACTTTGGAGCAACAAGCGGCACAAAATATTGACACATCTCTCCATGATTGGTTTTATTATGGAAGAGAAGTATTCGAGCGACGACTTTCAGAAATGAAAGAAATCGCATCCCAAGCTGGAATAACCCATTTGTGTCATGGGTTTGACAAGAGTTATGATGATCGGACTCAGGATTGGTTTCGTAAGTACCGACCTGAAGACGCTGACCCTGTCGATGAAGCTAGGATTACCTTACGTGAGAATTAATGGTTAAATTCTCCACCCCGAAGTCCATCGGGGTTCCTGTGTATAGTTAAAACGGACTGTGTATATATGGTTTACCAATTGTGTTTATGTTTTGTGTTGTGTACATTTATGGAATTAGGCTTTGTACATATTGGTATGGTGCTCGGCCATACCCCTATTTAGGGGAGTAGTTAGCCACTACAAAATCATCGCACCGTTCTACAGTTTGAGTCAACTGTAGATATTGTTTATATTGACTCAGTAACAATTTTGATTATTTATTTATAAATTTATGTTGTGAAAAGATGTTATTTAGGCCCCAAATGGGAGTCGTAGCTGAAGCTTCGATTCAAACCAAAGGGACCTTTACTGCTCAAGAAAATGTCGATTTTTCAGACCAAATGCAACCTTATGTATATAATGCTGGTGGTGAAATGGATCCTACGAGATCGTTGCAAGATACTAATGATGCAACACTTGACAATTTCTTTAGTCGACCCCTCAAAATTCATGAGGTGGAGTGGGGCACGGGAACATCTTTGTTTTCTAGTATAGATCCTTGGACTTTATATTTTGAAAATCCCCGTGTTATTAATCGACTAGTAAACTACAAATTATTGAAAGCCAAACTTCATGTAAAACTTGTTATAAATGGAAATGGTTTTCAATATGGGAGAGCTATTGCTTCTTATTTGCCTTACGATACCTTGGATTCTTTATCTACTAGTCGTGCGCTTATAGCGCAAGATTTAGTTCAAGAATCACAACGTCCACATGTTTATCTGGATCCCACTACTTCTAGTGGTGGGGAAATGATTTTACCAATGTTTTGGTATACGAATTATTTAGATATTCCAGATACTGATTGGAACAAACTAGGATCACTGACAATCCGTTCAATCAATGATTTGAAGCATGCAAATGGAGCAAGCGATCGGGTTACTGTGAGTGTATTTGCTTGGGCTGAGGATGTATCCTTCAGTGTGTTAACATCACATGAGCCTGTGTCTTTGGCCCCTCAAATGGGAGAGATCGATGAAGCTAATCGCTCTGGTGTAATATCCAAACCTGCTAGCGTAATTGCAAAATGCGCAGGAGCTTTGAAAGATGCTCCAATGATAGCACCCTTTGCTTTGGCAACTGAGATGGCTGCATCTACAGTTGGAAATATAGCAAAGATGTTTGGGTATTCGCGACCGCCTGTTACCAAGGCACCTGATCCATTTGTCCCACGTCCGTTCGGGCAATTAGCTCTCACGAATGTTCCAGATAATTGTTTCAAACTGACAGTTGATGAGAAACAAGAGTTATCAATTGACGCGCGAATCGCAGGATTGTCAGGAGGATTGGATCCTCTGAATATCCGTGATATTGCTAGCCGCGAATCATATCTCACAACCTTTAGTTGGAACATAGGGACAGCTCCAGAAACAATCTTATGGAATGCTCGCATCGATCCAGCTATTTGGGCAGAAGTAGCTTCTAATCCAAAGGAGTTGCATCTTCCTGCCTGTGCTATGGCGTGTTTACCATTTAAGTATTGGACGGGTTCGATGAAATTTCGTTTCCAGATTGTGTGTTCCTCATTTCATAAAGGTAGGTTAAAGGTTGTTTACGACCCTGACTATATCGCGACCAATGAGTATAACACAAATTATCTGCATATTGTAGACATTGCAGACACAAAAGATTTTACCATTGAGATTGGAAATGGTCAGAACCGGACATTGCTCGGTCACCATATTCCAGGTGTTGATAGCGTCACTCAAATGTATAGTACTACTCAATATACTCATAGTGAAGTTGGCAATGGTGTTATTGGATTATATGTTGTTAATGAGTTAACTACTCCTAACAGCACTGTCACCAATGATATCGAAATCAATGTGTTTGTATCTATGGGGGATGATTTTGAGGTATTCGTACCTGATGATCAATTCCAAAGATATGTTTACAAACCGCAGATGGGTTCATTCAGGGAGGATGATGTACGTGAATCCATGCCTCTGTCGTCACGATCTAATCGTTTCGTCCATGCTACTGGTAGTCGCTCTTCCCGTCCAATGTTTAAACCTCAATCTGGAAAGATCGTTCCGGAATCCGAGAACACTACAGAGCCAAGTGCACCACTACATGATGACACTGTAAAACTAGGACCAACTTTACAAGGTGGTGAGTTAATTAACAAAGTGTTTACAGGCGAATGTATAACCTCATTTCGTCAAATGCTTAAACGCTACAACTTACATTCTTGTGTTGGGCTCTTAAATAGTGCTCCTGTAATGTTACAATTACAAATGGCCGCTTTTCCGTACTTACGAGGAGCAGTTACAGGTGCTATTCACCAGACAACTGCTTTTGCTGACTATAACTTTTGTAACACAGTGATGCTTCATTGGGTGACCCATTGTTTTTCGGCATGGCGTGGCTCAATTCGCTGGAAAGCTGTGAACAGAGCATTTCAGGTAGAGAGAAGTGGACCGAGAATGGAAGTTACACGCTTCCATGATTCGGCTGTATACTCTAATGTTATTACAACTCCGTTTACAGACTACGCGACAGAAAGTCAAGCCGCCGATTCAGTGGTTGTCGAAACACCTGGTTCCGGTATTCTAGCAGCTCAAGGAAAACCTAGCTCTGCGACGCTCGGGTCCGCTATTACTGTTGGAGAAGTTAATCCTACGCTTGAATGGGAGATCCCTTTCTATAGTTCTTTTAGGCATGCGCCTGGTAAGGAACAAGACTGGACATCTTATATTCCATTTGGAGGATCGCTCTTCACTACATGGTGTAACCCAGATGCTAGTAGTACAGTTGACTTTTACTGTGCAGCAGGCGAGGATTACGTTCCTTACTTCTGGACTGGTTGTCCCGTAATTTATTATGAGGCTAACCCACCCGACCCTATTATAATATAGTAGGCTCAGGGGGACAGACACCTCCTAAACAAATGTGGCTTTTAAGAAGTGCCAGCAGGAGTAAACTTCTTAACGATTTCCCTTTTTGTACAGGGGACTCGGGGGGACAGACACCCCCTCAACAAATGTGGCTTTATAGAAGTGCCAGCAGGAGAAAACTTCTAACCAAGACTGTGGTCGTCTTGGGGAGACCTTTAGGTCTCCGGACTACGCCGTATCTTATTCATATGATTGAATTTTTGCCGGATTAGTCCGGATTTTTCTAGATCACATGTTAAGTTAGCGTAGCCCAGTACGCGTCAGTAATGTCGCGTATGAGAGGTG